ACGTTGACGATCAACTGGGTTGGAATGAGAAAAGCTTTCGTTACTGCCCAGCAGACGACGTGGACTTTTACGTGCCTTTGGAATTTATGAAGCAAAGCGAAAATAATCGCCAAGCTTCAGACGGTCCTGCTGCAAAGCGTGAAGCAGCCATTGCCTTCAATGCCTACGCAGAGGCCATCCAGGCAGCCCAGGAGGCCTATGGAGCCATGGTGATGGCAGGTATTAGCAGAGAGCAGGCAAGGGGTGTCCTGCCCGCTTGTATGTACACCTCCTTCACTTGGACGTGCTCTCTGCAAGCCCTGCTCCATTTCATTGCTCTGCGCATTGGCCATGGCGCTCAAGGGGAGATTGTTGCTTACGCAAAAGCCCTCCTAGAGCTTGCTACTCCCATTGCCCCTGAAGCCTTTGAAGCCTTTCAAGCAAACAACTACCAATTCTGATGATGAACGATCCAGTGAATAGCCCTGCACATTATGCAGACAGCTTCGGAAGCATTCAATGTATTGAAGCCATTGAGGCTTCCATGAGTGTGGAAGAATTCAAGGGTTTTCTCAAAGGTAATGTCCAGAAATACGTTTGGCGCTATTCCAAAAAGAATGGCGCTGAAGACCTTAAGAAAGCCCAATGGTACTTGGAGCGTTTGATTGGTCTTTGCGAAATGGAAGAGGCCATGCTTGGCAAGGCAATAAAGGAACCGATGGAGGCAGTGTCAACTGTTCAATACGACCCTGATGATTACATGGCCAGCGGATGCCCTGATGGCTTCTGCCCCTTGCCTGGCACCAGACAGGGACCTTCGGAACCATTCTTTCAGCCGGTTAGCTAACTAGCTAGTCTCACTTGCAAAGAAGGCGGCCACATAAAGGCCGCTTTTTCTTTGGGACGTTCATGAATGGGCAGCACCCGTTGAGTTTCTTCCATCCATTGCTCCCAATCTCCAATGTCAGTGTGAGCGCTCACAAAACTATGAGCGTGAATCCAGGCAAGAAGTGTTTCTTCTCGCTTTTGGGACCAGAACTGTTTGGGCCTCCACCATTCAAACAATGGCAGGCTTCCTTTGTCTGCATTGCATGCCAAACATGAAGGGATGTTGTTCCATTTTGCAAAGTGCGGACCGCCTTTGCTTTTGGGGACAATGTGATCAATGGTTAGCTTTTCATTCCACACGCCGCAATAAGCGCAAGTGCAATGACCTAACGCTCCCCTCGTGGGAAAGTCTTCAAAGATACTTTTTCGATAACGTCTTTTGGCGTCGCCTGGGCGTAATTCAGTGAGCGAATGGAGGAGTTCATTTGGTCCATTTCTCATCCCCATGGCAATATTCAATTGACCTGCCTTAAGCTTACAAGACCAAAAGAGACAACGGTGATAGATGTAGAATGTGAGAAAATGCTATCAACGACCAATGGAAGAATGGCAGGATAAGCTTGCTAACTTGGCTGTTAGCATTACGGCTGGCATGCTTCTTGCCACTGGTGGCATGATGATGAGCATTGGCCATCAGCAAGTGAAAATTACCACTCAAGTGGAAAATATCACTGAAAAACTTGATGATCTGACGGAGAATATTAGAGCCTTAGAGTCGCGTGTGCGATCTTTGGAAATCAAGCGTTAGGATTTAGAAAACGCTTCAGAAGCATGGAACCCATTCAGTGGTTTGTAATTGGCGGCATTCTTGTTGCTGCTGCAGATCAAATTCTTGATCACTCGCCGTGGAAAAGCAATAACATCTTGCAACTGCTTATGGAAGGTCTGAAGACCATCTTTCGCGCTAAGCCGTAAATGATTGGCCCCAAGAAGCGCCCGCAGGATTTTGGTTTTACTGCAAATGATTCTCATTTAGTAGTAAACGACAAAACGGAGACAATGAAAGCTTTCTCTTTTGAGGGAAAGCTTCTATGGGAAGTGCCGTGTCTTGCGCGTGGTCAGTACAGTGACTACGAATGGAAAGTGCAAAGGTCTGACACGCCTCCTGGCCTCTACAGGCTTGGTCAGCTCTACAACGATTATTCCATCAATGGAAATAATCCTGCTTTTGACCGCACCCTAATGGCTTATGGCTGGGCCTTCTATGACATGATTGACCTAGAAAACCAAGAGACGGGCATTGGACGGGCTGGGATTGGCCTTCATGGTGGTGGCTCTGCCTTGGGATGGCCTGGCGCCTGGGCGCCCATGCAGCCCCTTGTAAGCACTCATGGTTGTCTTCGCACGCATAACCGCCATCTAATTGACAAGGTGCTTCCTCTCTACAGGAAAGGGAAAGTCTTTGTCAGTGTTTATCAAGAAGGATGAGCAAGCAAACGGTTCTTCTTGCGCTCTGTTATGAGCTGGCGCTAGAAGTGGCCAAACAATGGTCTCGCGTTCGCCTGTTCCCATGGTTTCCCCTGCTCCTTGAATATTGCTTCCCGTTTTGGACTGAATGGAAAACGCACAATACGCTCAAGAAAGTGGATGCGCAAGCGAAAGAGCTAGTGGAGCAATGGGAGAAAGAGGAGAGAAAAATTGTTGCCGACAAGCTTGCCGAAAAGGCTCAAGAGTTATTCCCGCAAGCCACGATCACCCCATTGCCGAATGCAGTGGTGCCATCGGTGATGATTGTTCATGAAGCCCCAGAAAGCGCGAGCGATGACGTGAAGGCTTTGGGGGGAGAATTGCGCATCACCTGGAAGCTACAATAAAACAAGCTTTTTAGTGGCCATGGAAATCGTTGTCGGGCTGTGTCTGTTTTCGGCGGGTTTGGCAATGGTTTCAAAAATGTATATACATTGTGTGCATCCATATCACCCGCATTGCGCAATGCCTAAAAATATCAAGCACTAACGCTTGAATACCATGGCGTTCTGGACAAACCAGCCCATGTGATAACCATTTTTAGCATGATCCACTAGCCGTTGCTCTAGTTCCTCGTCGCGTGCAAGGCCGTGCCAAGTTAATAGTTCCGCCCAGTAATCTTTTGGCTGGCAGTTAATGTGGCCAGTGCCGCCTTGGCCGGGGTGCGCAGCGCTCCAAATTAAGATGCCGTCGGGTTTGACATTGGCAGCAACACAAGCCGCTACGTTGTCTGCTTGTTCCTCTGCAATATGCTCGGCAACTTCAAGGCAGATTACGACTTCGGCTGTATCTTCATTTTCAAATAGACTTTCTTGACGCAGATAAGGCTTGCCTACCACGCGATCATCAGTATCAATGCCAATAGCGGAAATTCCCCTACTCCTCAATGCGTCCACATAAATACCAGGGCCGCAGCCAACGTCCAATACGCTTGCCGGATTGATATTGGTAGAAATCCATTCTGCTAAACGTTCAGCAAAAGGGGTTTCTTCGTGTGTAATTTGATTGAAACTAATCTCCCTAAGTTCGTACCAACCATTGCGGTACAAGGCGTTTAGTTGCTGGAAGATTTTGTCATAACGCTTCCCGCAAGCTTCTAGCGACCATTTATTGCGAGCAATTGTGGCAATCATTCGACGGTCTAAACTCCCCACGCCATGAATACCATCCACCCAATCCTGCAAAGTGTGACAATGAAATCCGCTAACTTCAGGAATGACAGTTTCGGTCATGGCACCATAATCTACGGACACCACTGGAGTGCCACATAGCATGGCTTCAACGGCCATGCCGCAAAACGGTTCAGTGAATACTGTTGGAGCCAATAAAGCGCGAGCATTGCGCAGAAAATCAGAACGCTTGCGCCCTGCTATTGGCCCTCTATATTCAATGTTTGGATGGGTCCAGGGAGACGGATCTCCTTGGCCATGGAGCACAATGGGCCAAGGACTGTGGTCGGCAATCGCCTTGATCGTATCAATGCCCTTCAGGGGAGTAATGCGACCCAAGAAGGCAAGGTATTGACCAGGTTCATAATTAGGCTCCCAGTCATCCAAGTCGTAATAATTAGGCACCACCCATTCGTAGTTCTTTCCATTGCGACCTTCTTTGCCTTGGTGGTAGTGCATCCACGCATAGCTTTCAAAAATACGAAAACTATTTGGCATCAGCGTGGGGTAGCCGATGCCAGTCTCAACGTGCTGGTGGCCGGGGAACTCAGCCATGAGCTGTTGGTGCGCATGGCCAAACGGGTGACAGATGATGTCTTGTGGCTGGAGGTGCTCGCGTAAGGCGGGGATAAGGCGTTGCTCAAAGATTTGGTGGGCTTCGCTGCCAACAGTGGCGTCGTTGCCGTGGAAGTCGGTAGAGCTGCGTTTGAATAGCGTGTTGAACTCCGCTGCGTCGAGCATGGTGATGTACTCATCAGCACCACCTTCACTTCCTTCATTGCTGTACTCAATCACTTCATAGCCTTGGTCCTGCATCATCTTGGGAAAGCGCAAGGCTTTGCCCGTGAAAGCGCAATGGCTATAAGACTGAGTGTGCTGGGTATGAAAAATACCGATTAAGTGTAGGCGTGGCTTCATTCAACGATCATACTTGCTTAGCCGCTGCCAAGAGATCGCTCAACAGCGTGGCAAGTAGCTTAGCGTCACCCGTAGCTGCTGCGGCGAGAATGCCATTAGCAGTGGCGGTGAGGTCCAAAGGTTCAGGCGCGGGTGGCGCAGGCGGCAGTGAAACGACGGTGTAGATACCATCCGCCCAGTCGAGTTGCTCCGTGGCAGGGTCGTAAGGCGGTTCAACATAGGGGCCGGTGAAACCAGCAATGAGGATCTCATCCTCGGTGAAGGTGCTCGGATCGGTGCGGGTGAAACCGTTGGGCAAGGTGATACGGAAGGGGAGCGGGGCGGGGCGATTGCCGTGGAAGGAGTAGAGCATCACGCAAACCTCAGGGAGAATTGATACATGCCCTGCACAGCATCAGGAAGCGCAAACATACGAGTGTTATCAGGCGATACGCGGACGCCCCACACGTGAACAGCTAATCCGGTCAAACCATAAAATGGAATCAATTCCGTGGTATTAAGAGATGCCGTTGTCAAATCGTTAGGTGATGTCATTGAAATCTGCCTAACTTGTCTTCCTCCATTTAAGGCAATGTCGCTAGTAGATGCATACATGGTTCGACCGTCCGCAGTAACGTGAACTCCATAGGCTCCCGTCAATGCAAAGCTCTGGGACAATGTGGCAGTTTCTACTGCATAGGCAGTAGAAAGTGTGTATTTACGAATGTTGTTAGAGCCAGTGCCGGCAAGAAATAGCAGGGTTCCATCGCTGTTGATGTGAATACCACGAGGAGTAGCCTCAGTGCCGCTTACGTAGAGGTATCCCTTGGCAGTGCTGATGTCCCATGCAGTTCCAAGCAATATCTCGTAAACGCATTCGTTGGTTAAACCTACAATATAGATTTCTGTGCCATCATCTTTGAACGTAACGCCTGTGGGACCGGTTTCAAAGCCGATCGAAAGCGACTTAGAAAAAGATATTGTTGAGACGTCCCAAGCTGTAGACAGTGTAAACTCGCGCACGGTGTCATTTGTTGTGCCAGTGACGTACATCTTGGTGCCATCGTCTTTGAACCACAAGCCAATGGGGGTGGCTTCGCCTATCCCACCTGATACGCGCAGGAAAGCAGCAGTGCTGACATCCCAAGCAGTGCTCAGGTCGTATTCATTAACGTCGTCACCAATAGCGCCCATGACGTACATTTTTAGTCCGTCAGGCTTGAAGAATAATGCACGAGGGTTTGTTTCTTCTGTGCCGATTGCTTTGCTTTTGCTGGCGTAGCTAGCAGTGGCAATGTCCCAAGCAGTGCTTAGCGTGTACTGATAAACGGTATCGTTCGTTTGCCCAACCATGTAAAAAGCCAGGCCATCACTCTTAAAGAAAATGCCTTGCGGTGAAGTATCTTGCGACGTGACACTGAAGCTTTTGCTGGCGTAAGTAGCCGTGTTGACGTTCCAAGCAGTGCTTAGTGTGTACTGATACACCGTGTCATTGTTGGCACCCATGACATACATTTTGGTGCCGCTGTCGCCAAAGATAAGGTTTTGGGGCGTTGGATCTTGCGTGCCAACGAAGACCTTCTTTACGTCAACTGTGGCAGTGGCAAGATCGTAAGGCGTGGATAACGTGCAAGACCATACGGTGTCTCCGACGGATCCAGTGAAATAAAGGCGGGTGCCGTCATCGGTGATGGCGATGCCGTTGCAGCTAACTTCATAGTCGCCAACGACTAGGCTTTTGCTGGAGTAGGTGATCGTTGCAAGATTCCAAGGTGTTGTGCATTCGTACTGAAAGATGGTTGCAGTAGTTCGCGTGCCAGGCACAGCAACATAGACATAACGACCATCGCGGCTTACGTCAAAACCTTGTTCAGCGCCAGAGCTGGTCAAAGCGTTGAAAACACCGTCATAACCAAAGCGCGAGACGTACTTCTTGGCATCTTGCAACGCCACCACGTCCTCGGGCTGATACACTCCGCTGGTGCGCTTGCTATCCGTTCCGCCAATCAGTCCAAGTCTCATTAGCTGATCTCCTCATAGCCGATCACCAGCTCCAGATCGCTGGCGGCACTGGCCAAGGCGCGGATGCTGTCGCCTTCCTCTAGGTAGAAATACGTCTCTTTAGTGCTGAGCACTTGCGTAGCGTCAGCAGGCACTGCAATCGTCCTAGCAATGTAGCGATCAGTTGTCCCATCAAAGATGCTCACGCTGATGTCAGCGGCATTCACGCCATCCACATTGGCGCAAAAGATGCTGTTGATCTTGAGCACCTTACCGCTGGCGGCACTGTTGCTCAGGGCCGCGGCCAAGCTCCCCGTGACGGCATAACGGGCTGTGCGTCCCAGGATCGTCGTTGGGTTTTTAAGGTTTGGAGCAGCCATCAGAAAATCATCCCAGCGATAACAGGATCAACACTGACAGACCCGCCGCCACTAGCTGAAATTGTAGTGCCGGAAATAGTCAAGTTACTTCCTACTGTAAGATATGTCAACTTGCTTGCACTGTCATCCCAAAAAACAATCTTGTCATCAGCAGCATCGTCTGCGGTAATTTCCCCTGCTGTAGCAGAAAGAACATCTGCGGCATTGGCTCCAATGGTAACAGTATCCCCTGCGGGACCTGTGGCGCCAGTAGCGCCTTGTACGCCCGTAGCACCACTAACACCCACAACTCCCGTGGCACCAGTAGCTCCAGTAGCGCCAGTGATACCAATAACGCCAGTGGCGCCCTGAACTCCCGTCGCGCCCTGAACGCCTGTAGCACCAGTGGCTCCAATTGGACCAGTGTCTCCCGCTACACCTGTTGCACCAGTCGGCCCAATAGGTCCAGTAGCACCTTGAATACCCGTGGATCCAATGACCCCCGTGGCACCACTCACGCCAACCACGCCAGTAGCACCAGTAGCACCTGTGATGCCAATGCCCGTCGCACCAGTGGCGCCTGTTGCTCCTGACACACCAATTGCACCAGTGGCGCCTGTTGCTCCTGACACACCAATTGCACCAGTTGCCCCTGTGATTCCCACCGGGCCAGTAGCACCAGACACGCCCACTACTCCTGCGGCACCCGTGGCCCCTTGAACGCCAGTAGCGCCCAGGGCGCCAGTCGCTCCAGTGGGGCCTGACACACCAGTGGGGCCAATCACCCCTGTGGCACCAATTGGCCCAGTAGCGCCACTAACGCCAATTACGCCGGTAGCACCAGTGACTCCAGTGATACCCACCGGGCCCGTGGCCCCTTGAACGCCAGTGGCGCCCGTAGCGCCTGTGACGCCCACCACGCCAGTTGCTCCCGTGATACCCACACCAGTGGCACCTTGCGCTCCCGTAGCGCCTGTAACGCCCACCACGCCAGTTGCTCCCGTTGGGCCTTGCACTCCAGTGGCACCCACTGGACCACTGGCGCCAGTAATGCCCGTGGCTCCTTGAATGCCAGTGACACCCTGTACGCCAGTTGCGCCTGTAACACCAATTGCGCCCTGTGGCCCGTCTCCACTCAGAACAATGGAGGGAGAGCTGGTGGCAAGAACCACCACTTCATTGCCGCTCTCTTCTGTAATGACAAGTTGCGTGTTGTCTTGCGTGATAGTAATATTGCCAGCCATCACAATCCTCGTCCAGTCAGCCCCAGGTCAATATAAGCAGTGCCTTGCAATAAGTAGTATTTATCGCCACCCGGCTCCGTAATCATTAAATCGTATTGCCCTTGTTCTGTGATGCCGGATGTGACAGCGCTGGAAAGCCGCAAATTAAACATGCCACTGGATTGAACGGTCCATGGAGTGGCAAAATTGGCAAGTTTTGCAGTGCCAGTGCGATTCCATAGCTCAGCCTCCAAGGCGTAACCATTCATGTTGACTGGCGTGCCAGCACTATCCTTGTATTGAAGGGCCATTTGAAAGGTGGCGCCTTGATGAATAGTTATGTCGTAACGTGCTGGATCCACATTTCGCCTGGCATCATTAGAACAGTCTACAACTATTGCCTTGTTACAGTTCTATCCTACGCCACTTCAACCCATCCAATCATCCCAAGGGCTTTAGCACTAACATTGCTGTCTACTGTCAAAATTAAGGTGTCGCTCACGCCAGACGCATTCTGCCCCAAAGCAAGACGAATGGCTTCTGCCACTGCATAGTTATTTGCTGATCCCTGTGAAACAAATCCAGAGTCAATCACAGTGCCACCAGACACCGATGTGGCGCTGGTAGTAGTCTCGACATTTCCCCTTCCATTGTCCGCTGGCACCCAAGTATCGCCAGACACGGTTGGATTTAAGCGCAAGCGCCATAACACCACATCGTTGGAAGCAGTGGTCGTAGAAATTCGCACAGGAAGAATGACATTGCCAGTACGACCACTTGCCATGCGAATGCCAGCAGTAACACGCTCTCCAGTTGCATTAGCAACCGCCCCTAAATCATGGCTAATCGAATAAATTGCCCCATCTGGCTCATAGCCTCCTTCGCTTAAAATACTGCAACAAATCTGCTTTAAGGTGCGACCAGAAGCCTGTGCAGTGCTGTTGTGAATGCGATAGGACAATGGCAAAATTGCCGTTTGCATATAAACAGAATCAATCAAATTGGAATGTTGAAATTCATGGCAATACGTCACTTCACCATCAATAACAAACCCGCAACGCACACGCCCCACTCCTAACCATTCAAGATCAGCAGTGAAAATTTGAGCCTTGGCAAAGTTCAAAGATGGCAGCGTGTCAATGTTCCAATTGCTTTGGTTGACCACATTTTCAACCACTGCTCCAGTAGCAAAACTTCTTACCACGAATTGAATGGTTGTGCCACTAGCCCTTACGAAAACGCCGTTGTTATTATCAAAAAAGCCAATTTCTTGAGTGACGCCAGCAGCAAGAGTGGCGCCAGCGAAGCTTTGCATGATCATCAGGCTTTTGCCTGCCTGGTAAGGAAAGTTTTGTTTAGTACGGCGAAGCACTGTGCTTCCAGAAGCCGTACCAACTGTCATTGCAACACTGCACTCATTTGGCAAGAATGTCGAGCTACCACCTCCAGAAACAACTTCAAACCATTGATCTGGCCGCTTGTCATAGCGCAGCGTGCTATCAAACAGCGTGTAGGGAGCGCTGACGCGCTGGCGACCAAAGGCATCGACCATTCCGCTGTCAGGGCCGCTTTGCAGCACGCGACCCCTATGATCAGCCTCTATGTGGGTTTCAAACTGTTCGCCGCCAGCAATTACTTGCCCCATTATTTTTCCATTGTCTTTTCCTTATTGTAGCCGCAGGTTCTTTTGTACTCGCTGCTAATATCCTGCATTGCCTCAATAATGCTATGGGGAAGATAGCCGCAGGCCATCATAAATTCAAAGAAGGCTCGTGAAACCGCCTGGGCGCCATCTCCGCTATAGGTGTGATTAACTTCTTTGTAGGAACAATACCCTTCCATCGCTTCATCATCAGAAAAGCGATGGGCAAAGGAAATGGTGTTGACGAAAGGCATGGCATGAAAAAGGAGGCCCCAGAATGGTAGCCTCCTCATGGTGAGCCGTCAATCAGCCTTTTCCCTGGCCTCTTGTAGGCTTTTTCCCACGCCTGCGTGGACGCGAATTTTGGCCCTGTCCAATGGAAGTGGTCTTAGGGGGCCCTGGCTCATGCTGGCGCTTAAGGGCTGCACTGCCGCCTTTGCTTTTTACTGCCATTGAAAAACGAGAAGGAAGTTAAAGCTTAACTGGCCCAAGGAAGCCCTGCGGCTTTCGTGGGAGCGTGCTGCTCATCAAGCTGGCCTTGGAGAGCTGCTTCAATTTCAGCAACCTTTTCATCACCGCCAAGGGCTTCTTGCGTCCAGCCAATCACCTGTTCCTGGGTGAGATCAGAAAAAGGAATCAAGTTTTCGGGGCGCTGGAAGCCGACACTGCCGTAGGCACCAGCGGAATAGGTGCCGTCATTGGCGTCCACGGTGTAGTGGGCGGTATAAACATAGCCGTCAGCGGTGTGGCGCTCCATCTGGGCGATGCCCCAGGTGTACTCAGTGGTGGTAGTCATGGGTCAGGTGGTGGTAGGTGAACTGTGGCTGGGGTGAGCGTGCCTAGTAAGCGATCATCAAGGTGCCGTCTGACTTGCGGTAGACATCACCATGTGCTGATTGCCGTGCGCTTCCATGTGTTTGTCGCCGTGCAGACGTAGATGTAGTTGGCGTCCCAGCAGATTTCGCCGGTAGCGCCGCTAGCAGATGCAGATGCTGGTGTGCGGGCAGTGCGCACGCGAATGGTGTCCGCGTTTACATCTAGCAGCGTGGTGGGGCTACTAGTCCCAATCCCCACACGGCCGGAGCTGTCGATGCGCATCTTTTCTACATACGGTGTCGCGCCCGTTCCAAAAATAAAACCATTCGGCGCACCAAATGAAAGCCAGTTATTTCGTGACTCAACAGTTGTAGAGGCGCTCTTAATAATACCGTAGTCTGTCCATCCTGAAGATGTAGTCGAGATTAAACAACTTCCACCGCTACCAAGTATTTGTAAAACTGATGCCGCGTTACCGCTAGCGCTTGCATTGACTACACTAAAATTGGGTTGAGAGTTATTTGCATTGCGGTATACTGCAAGACCATTGTCTTGAACATATGTGCTGGGGCTTGTTGTGCCAATCCCCACGTTGCCGGAGCTGTCGATGCGCATCCTTTCGGTGGCGTCGTTACCGCTAACACCTGTACAAAATGCTAAATATCCGTTGGCAACAGATCCGTCAGGCCCGGATACTATTGAAGCTCTTATTGTAGTGTTCCACTGGAAGTTATACCACCTTATTCCGCCATATTCAGTAGCAACTGCGTTAGCACGAAAGTTAATATATTTAGGCGTGTTTAATACTTCATTGTCTAAAGCAATATTTCCGTTTACGTGTAGCGGTGCGGTAGGGCTAGTGGTCCCGATTCCCACGTTGCCGGAGCTGTCGATGCGCATGGCCTCGGTGCCGCCTTCGACGAAGGCCAGCGTGTCTGCGCCAGGGCTGTAGATGCCGGTATTTTTATCAGAAGCAAAGGCCAGCGCTGGTGCTAGCAACGTGCCGGTATCCAGCGCTCTCGTCATGCCACTAATCGTGACGCTTTTATTAGGGGTGACTGCGTCGTCAATGTCCCTAATCAAAAACTGATCACCAATGGCCAGTGAATCACCAATGGACGAAAGTTGAGAAATTTTGGTCACAATCGCAAGCTAAACAGGAATTAATGATAGTCTATCAGTGCCTAAGCCAGATCAATTTTATAAGGCACCCCCCTAATGCCAATTACCATCGTACGATTTACCACTTTCCCAGAAGCAATGACAACATTGCCGCTACTGGTAAGGTTGTTCACAACCAAGCCACTCGGTAGTACCACGCCTGATGCCGTTTCAATTTGAAGAGAAGACAATGGGGAAGAGCGCAAAAATAATGCATCAGTGCTTCCAGGGCGAGTGATGCCACTAACCACAATGCCACTGGCCCCTATCTTGCCACTATTTGTCCACGTTCCAGAAAGGGTGTCACCCACCTTGTCGGCATATAGAGCAGGAGTGATAGTGCCAAGCAGAGCGGTCGAAGCATTAACTTGGCTTTGAAAATTAGTGGAAGAGTTGGCAATTTTTTGTACGTCTAAATTGCTCACGCCAGACGAGAGAAAAAGCCCCTTAATTCTTTTGTAATCA